CGAACTCGTCATACAGGATAGGACGGGCCGCATCGGAGGGGGCAATCGCGTGGTGGCCGGGGATGGCCTTGACGGAGATGTTTTCAATATAGCTCGTCTCAGCAGCGGCATTGTTAACATGGAACAGCGCAATGTTTGGCGCGTAGGGAAGTATCTTGTCATATGAGCCGCTTCCCGTCAGCTCTTCCTGAACTGAGATAAACCGCACATAGATGTTTGATGTGCAAACATAGTCGAACGTGACACGATAAAATCGTCCTGCGACCTGAGATGCAGAAAAGGCGTCATTCGCGGCATTTGAATTAGTTGTGTACGTGTTAAATGTTAGTCGGCCAGAACCACTGTCGTAGCTCCATCCCGAGCCCAACGTCCAATCTTCGCCAATCTCGTTCGTAGCCGCATCAATAAACTCCGCCATCGTCTGAGAACCCGTTGGGGACGTATCCAGCATCATCCCAACAGGATCACCCACCACGGGCTGTCCACCGGAACCGTCCGTGCCTACCCTCAAGCTGGTCAGATCCTGCGGGTCGTAGAATACGTTGGCGTTGCCTGCGGTTTCCTCGTCGGCCAGGATCTTGTCAAACAGATTGCTAAGAGACTGGGCTAATGCACCCATAATCCCCCGATAGCGAAAACGGAAGCGTGAGCGGCCCTTCATGGGTTCTTAGTATCCTTCGCCGGGGATGATGTGCAAAGTCGTGGTGTCGGAACCACCGCAGACATAGGCAATGTGGGTGTCATCCATGAACTTGGAAATCGTGACCTGGCTCCCGCCCAGCACCGCATAATCCGCAGCCGTAGCCGTCAGCCCAGAGATCCCGATCCGCACATAGGCAACCTTGTCACCAGCATTTGTCAGGCACAGCGTCTTGCTGCCCTTCCCGATTTCTGAAGCCGCAGACGATGACGTCACTGAAGCGGTCACACCGCGGCCATATGCCGGGGCAAATGTTTGATCGATAGCCATCTAAATAACCTCCACGGCGTTTCTCTTGATCCATTCCAGCCCGTTGTGCAGGCGGGATTGTAGCGCCCTATCGGAGGCGCTCGCTAAACCAAGCATGATCTTGTTCGTCAGTTCATTGTAAAGTGCCAGCAGGGCGTCGGGATCGCTATATGCTTGGTTTGCACGCATAAAATCCGCAAGATCTTCTGGGGGTGAATCTTCAACCGGACGCTCTAATTCCGGTTCCGGCTCTGCTGGCACCTCTTCTTCCACCGGCTCGTCCTCAACGACGCCATAGCGCGGCGGTTCTTCTGGAATGTCCATGTTCAATCCACCTACGATCTCACGCAGGGATTGACGCCATGCCTTCCACTCAGGATTGATAACGCGGTCGGTTTCACCGGCCTTGGGAATAACGTAGTCAGTACCCTTTAGCCGCCTGGTGGCCTCTTTAGGCAACCAGGATAGCCTCTCATGGCATCCGCCATCATCATCCGTAATAACTTCCGCTGTGTCTTCATAGGCACCGGCAGGCATTGGGTTGGGAACACCGTCCACTTCATGCTGCCAAGGCCCGATGTTGATTACCGTGCCATCAGCAGAGCGGATAACCTTTTTCACCATCGTCATTTTGCTACCCAGCCTGTGTTACCCGTTCCAGACTCTTTAACATACAAGGTTGTGTTTGCGCCACCATCTGTTCGCGTCCACAAAGACCCCACAGAGGCTGCTACAGCGCCTTCCGGGCTTCCAGCACCTGACTTCCACACCACGCCTGTATCGCCGCTGACGAGGTTCACACCGCCAGCAAACGTAACCGCATCAGAACTGGCCGCGTTCTGTGCATCGATGAAAGCCTTGACAGTTGTCCCCGAAGCCCGCCTGGCATCACCGTTTGACTGGTCATAGATCACAAACTGATCGCCAGCCTCAATCGTATCCACTGCGGACAGCTTGTTGATCGTAACCATTATTCAAACTCCAGTTCGTCATCAGGGCCAGCATCTATCGCTTCTGCCGTTTTCGCAAGGTAAGGGTCGTTATTGTAGCGCCAGTCCTTGTTGCCAGCACCCGCGGGGACCATGCGATTGTCCACCGGCTTCTCCAAAGGATGCGCGGAGCGCGACAGCAGAGCCATATAACCCTGCCTCGCAGCCACCTTCGTATCAGGGGACGGCATCTTGCCCAAAGCAGGCGAAATCCGCACCGCCAGACCGCAATACATCGCCTCCAGGGCCATGTCGGTAACATTCACCTCATCGCTGAGAGAAGACCGCGTAAAGCCAGACGGTAGCGGATACCCCAAGCGGATGCCCTTGCCATTCCACTGAGCCATCATGCCATCGAGACGCCGCAGGGCATATTGCAGTTCTTCTGCATCAGCATCGAACACATAACTGCCCAGCCCGATCTCGGAATATGCCTGCTGGATAACGTCTAGCTTCGTGTAAGCCATGTCTAGCCTTCCCGTGCCTCAGCTTCCATACGGTCCAGATGGTCTTCGATCCGCTGGCGCAACTTGTTATCGCTGGTGCGGCCATCGAATTGCAGGCCCAGTTCGGTTGCCTTCATTTCCAACTCTTCCCGTGTTGGCTCAATATTATAATCTGGCTCGTCTGCGGGGGCGTCTTCAACAGCTTCAACCGGGGCTGGTTCTTCCTCGGCGGGTTCAACAACCTCAACCACTGGCTCAAGTTCCGGCTCTGCTTCTGGTTCTGGAACATCCTCTACCTCCGGTTCTGACGCTTCCTCCGGCTCTTCCCGTTCACCCGCCAGTGCCTCAGCAATCGTCTCAAACCAACCGCTCGCCAGCAGATGCGCGAGGCCCTCCTCGTCATTGGCAACGGTATAATCAAACGTGCCGCCGCGGGTCGTACTCATGCCCGGGCTGATGTAAACCATGCGGGGAAATTCGCTCATTTCTTCTTGTTCCTCTTTGCAGTCTTCCCATGCGAAAAGGGCGGCCCCAGAAAGAAGCCGCCCCCTCCACGTTAGTTAAACGCCACCCAGGAACGGGCGGCCTTCCATGCAAGGGCACCAACGCCAAGCACAGCAACGAACGCCAGTGGCTGTTCGGCAATGCCGGTTTCTGGAGCAAGCAGGAACAGAGACGCAATCTTGATTGCGCCTGCGGTGATAAATCCGTCCAGCAGGGTCTCTCCCACTGATTTCACGTTAATATCGATAGAAGCCATTTCACTAATCCTCTTGATAACTGGCCAGTATATCAGGGCGGCCCATCAGCCGCCCCGACTGTTTACCATGTTTATGGAGTCTGACCAAACAGCAGGATGCCGGTCATTTCAGGCTGCTTGTTCACCACGCCATAGAGACAATCCAAGCGGTACTTGGTCAGCATCGTGTTGATGTCGTATTGCTTCTGCATCACGACTTCGATGCCATTGTCCGTGGTTCCGCGCATGATGTCGGCACCAGCACCGTCCGGCACAGCATAGCGACCGGGCAGCAGCTCGATTGCGTCCTTGTGCCAGAAGCAGTTCACGTTTGCAGCATCATAGTTGATGAACGTGATTGCCGAGTTGGACGCCGCGGTGACGACTTCGCAGTTCTTGTAAGAAGCAGCGGAGTCATTGGCAGCGGTGGCCTGGTTGGAAATCAGCGGTGGCGAAATCTTCAGCGTCGAGCCGTCAACCACTTCGATCACACGGAAGGTCTTGGGCTGACCCGTGTCGGCCTTCGTGATGTGATGGACAGCGTTAACGCCTGCGATTGTGAAACAATCACCGGCAGCTACGTTAGTCGTCGCAGAAACCGTCAGGTTCTGATAACGGTTGTCGTAGTTGCTGGTCTCACCAGTTGCAGCGGTAGACGTTGCAACAGGCGTGTAGTGCTGACCACCACCGGCAGTCGTGTTTACCGTGATCCCGGAGCCAGCAGCCGCAGCAATGCGGTTAGCATAGTCCATCTTGATCGTGGTAAACCCGGCAACGTCGCCAACCAGTGCCCGCTCATAGGCAGAGACAGTTTTCTGTCCTGCAAACGAACGTGGAGCCACTGACAGGTTGCTCGCCATGCCATTATAGTCCCGCGAAGAGAGCGCAAGGTAGCGGTCATTCATCGGGATTCCCTGCTCGTTCAGGATGGCGTCGCATTCGGCAACATCATCAAAACCAGAAGCGGCACCCGTGCGAGTGACAACCAGCGTTCCCTGATTAGAGGCAACATTGGTGACGGACACGTTGATGTCAGAAGCCAGCTTCTGATAAGCAGCGTCGCCCAGGCGGCCTTCCTGAAGCTGATCGCGCAGTTCAGTTGCCGTCAGTGACCACGGAACAGCCTTCGAGAACCCGATAGAAGCGGGGACAGAAAGCTGGGTGTAGTCGCCGAAATTGGACGTCATGTCCGTGCCGGAGAATGACCGGGCAATGTAAGGCTGCGGACGCCAGATTGTGTTGTTAGTCCGCTCCATCATCTGCTGGTCGGTGCTGTAGATGCCTACAGCGCTGGAAAGAACGAGCGCGTCCTGAAATCCTTCGAGGATCTCTTCAAACGCTACACGCTCCTCTTTAGAAAAGCCGTTAGCCATAACGGTGGGTCCTTATGAGTGACCCTAGATCTTCCCCTGCGCCTTCAGTTTGCGCTTGTAGGCATGGACTTTGGAAAAATCGCCTGTTCGCGCGGCTTCGTTACGCAGTTTCTCTAGGGTTGCATTGGCACCAGACGTTGAGCCACTACCCGTGACTGTTTTCTCTGGGGCCGGTGCGGGTTTTCGGGATGAGGTTTTCAACTGCGTCTCCATGCGCGCGACCGCAAAAATGAATTTCACCGGATCTGTTATGCTCGCTAACTCGTCCAGTTTCTTGGGATTCTTACCTAGTGCGTAAACCAGCAATGCGGGGTCCTTGACCTCGCTGATGATAACGCCCTGCTGCGTGACGTTGAGCGCATCCTGGACGATCTCTTCGGCTTCCTGATAATCTCGGACCTTTAGCCCGGTCTTGGCCTCTTGATATTTCGCCAGCCTTTGCTCCCAGGCGGCCTGCGCTTCCTCCTGAACAGCCTTTTCTTTCTGCTGTTCGGCATCGTGCGCCCGCTTGGTTTCGTGCCACCGCTCCAGCGCCGCTTCGAACTTGGCAGTATCATAATCGGAGCCTTCCAGCGTCGGCTTTGGCCCTAAGGTCGGCTTCTCAGCCTCCTCGTATTTTGCCAGCCGGGCTTCCAGTTCCTTGATCTGCTTCGTCTTCTCGCGTTCACGCTTTCGCATTGCGCTAAACGTGCTGCTTTCGCGCTCTGGATCTTTAGAGGTAGGCGACTCCTCGGGTTCGTCATCACCGAACGACACCACCAGATCGCCATCGTCAGCGGTGGTCTGGCCTTCAGACGTTTCCGGCTCGTCAGATGCTTCCGGCTCTTCGGATTGCTCCGAAGCCTCAGCAACATCATCATCACCCGGCACGTCCTGTTCGCCAGCATCATCCACGTCAATATCTGCCGATGCGTCCGATACGTCGATCAGTTCTGCTTCAATTTCTGCCTGTTCATTATCCAGCATTCTAGGTTCCCAATTAACTCAGAGGTGGTTCTAAGCGGGCCTCTGGTTCCCGCATCCGTTGGGCCGCTTGCTGCTGCTGCATCATCTGCTGGCGCTGGGCCTCTAATTGTTGACGCTCCGCCTCCATGCGCTGGCGGGCCTGCATTTCTTGCATCTTGAGGGCATTTGCCCGTTCGGTATCATCGATCCCCGCGAGGACCTCGAACGTCTTCGCCTCGGTTTCCTGCGTCTTGGCAATGGTGTGGGCAGTGTCCGCCTCGGCCTTGAGCGCCTTGGCTTGGGCCTCGGCGGCTGCGGCTTGCAGGTAGAGCGCGTTCGGATCAGGCTGCTGGTTCTGCGCCGCAGCCTCCATTTCGGCCATTTCTTCCTCGGTTGGCTCCACAACACCCATGCCAACCAGGCGCTTCCTGAAGAAGGCACGCACTTCCCGAAGTCCTTCCCCCTCCATATTCATCAGCGCCATGCTCGCCAGGATCGTCTGCGTCTCTGGATCGGGGGCCATCTGGAGCATACCCGTCAGAGCGCGAACCGTAGCGCTGCGCTTCGAGGATGATGTCGGCCCAACGTCCACGGACACATCGAACTTGGCCCGGCTCATATCGTTTTTGATGGTGACAGCGCCGGTGTTCGGATCGAGCGCGGGGACACCCAACTGGACTGACGACATCTCGCCAGCATTGTCGAGGGATTTCATGGACCGCTTTTCTTCCACCAGAATGTCCCGGCACATGGACAGCCAGATCTCGCCAGACCGCTTGATCGCCTTGGCCATGTTGGACATGTAGATGAAGTTCTGATGATCCAGCCGGTTCTGCACCAGTTCAACAGCCTTGCCTGACATGTTCGGCTGCATTTCCTCCCCGGCTTCCTGCTTGCC